TGGTTAGTCTTATCTTCTGCAAATCATTTTTTAGATCAAGTAAAAGAAGTATGCGAACTTAGAGGTTGGTATTACCAATTCAAAGGACGCAATTCTATTTCTTTAAAATTATTATTAGCTTTAAATAACTGGGAATCTTGGCGTAAAGGTGCACAATTAAATCACCTGGAAATAAAAAACATATATGAATACTTAGGATCCAATGTATTAGAAGGTTTTAGAAAAGGTAAAACTTTACATTCAGATGATAAATATACTTTGAAAGAATGTGAAGAAAAGCACGGACTATTTACCAGCCGAGTTTGGTATGATGCTTTTGAAGGACTAGATCCTATGACAGAGAATTACATTCGTAATATGAGGGCGAATGGTGAAACGTTAAATAAAAATCCTCGTATAATAATGTCAACTATACACGGAGCGAAAGGAGGTGAAGCAGACAAGGTCTTATTGATGCAAGATATAACAAACGCTGCACTTGAAACATTTAGTTATGATCCAGATGAATTACATAGATTATTTTATACTGGAGCGACGAGAGCGAAGCGTGAATTACACGTCTTAGATCCACGAGATTTTGGGAAAGCTTACATATTATGAGTAAAGTTTGGGATAAACAAATTGGTGGACAACACTATCAAAAATTTAAAATTCAGCCAAGTAAATTTGTTGTAGAGAATAAGTTGCTTTTTCCGGAAGGGTGCGCTATAAAATATATATGTCGTCATCCCTTTAAAGGAAAAAAAGAAGATTTGCTTAAAGCAATACATTTTATTGAGATGATAATTGAAAGGGATTATAAGTGAGAAGCACGCAAATACCTCTGTTTACACCAGAGACCGAATGGGTTATGCCGGATGAATTAAAAGATTTACGAGGCGCTAAACAAATCGCAATAGACTTAGAGACCAATGATCCGCATTTAATTGAGCTCGGATCGGGAAACGTCACTGGAAAAGGCCACATTGCTGGCGTTGCGGTGGCCGTAGAGGGCTGGTCAGGCTATTTCCCTATACAACACGAGTCCGGTGGCAATATGGACAAAAAACTCGTATTTTCGTGGCTGCAAGATATATTTAATCAGGAGGATACCACCTTTATATTTCACAATGCAATGTATGATATTTGTTGGTTAAGAGCCATTGGTATTACAGTTCAAGGAAAGGTTATTGATACAATGATTGCATCCAGTTTAGTTGATGAGAATAGATTACGTTATGATTTAAATAGTTTATCTAAAGATTATGTAGGTAAAGGAAAAGACGAAGCAGCACTATATGAAGCAGCCAAGTCATGGGGAGTAGATGCTAAAGCCGAGATGTACAAACTTCCAGCCATGTACGTTGGAGCTTACGCGGAGCGTGACGCCCAACTCACATTGGAGTTGTGGCAGGAAATGAAAAAGCAAATTTTACATCAGGATATTCAATCTATATTCGATATGGAAACTGAATTGTTTCCCGTTCTAGTTGATATGAGGTTTCTCGGTGTACGTGTAAATCAAGAACAAGCTGCGAAAGAAAAGAAAACATTAGTAGAACAAGAGAAAAAATTACTTCATGATGTGTTGATAAGTACAGGAGTTGATGTACAGATCTGGGCTGCAAGGTCCATTGCTAAAGCTTTTGACAAACTTAAACTTCCTTATGAACGAACTTTAAAGACCGAAGCTCCTTCCTTTACTAAAAACTTTTTAGCTAATCACTCACATCCAGTAGTTCAAAAAATAGCTAAAGCTAGAGAGATTAATAAAGCTCACACTACGTTTATAGATACAATATTGAAATACTCACACAAAGGAAGAATCCACGCAGAGATTAATCAACTAAGAGCCGAGGGTGGTGGAACTGTAACCGGAAGATTCAGTATGAATAATCCAAACTTACAGCAGATACCTGCAAGGAATAAGGAACTCGGACCACGGATCAGATCATTATTTATTCCGGAACAAGATCATACTTGGGGTTGTTTTGATTACAACCAACAAGAACCAAGATTAGTTGTACACTATGCATCATTACAAAATTTATATGGTGTAGATGAAGTAGTACATGCATATCTCGAAGGAGATGCGGACTTCCACCAGATTGTAGCTGATATGGCTGACATTCCTAGAACTCAAGCCAAGACAATTAACTTAGGATTGTTTTATGGTATGGGTAAAAATAAATTACAAGCAGAGCTTGGTGTAAATAAACTTCAAGCTGAATCTCTATTCAAACAATATCATTCTAAAGTTCCATTTGTTAAACAACTTATGGATGCTGTTATGTCTAGGGCTCAAGGTGCTGGTAAAGTTAGAACTTTATTAGGAAGATTATGTAGGTTTCATTTATGGGAGCCAAATCAGTTTGGAATACATAAGCCATTGCCTCACGATGCAGCGCTCGCGGAACACGGACCAGGAATTAGAAGAGCGTATACTTACAAAGCTTTGAATAGATTAATACAAGGTTCAGCTGCGGATATGACAAAAAAAGCAATGATTGAATTACATAAAGAAGGTATAATACCACACGTTCAAGTTCATGACGAACTAGATATTTCTATTGGATCTGAAAAGGAAGCACAAAGAATAAAAGATATTATGGAAAGTGCTGTAGAACTTGAAGTTCCTAACAAAGTAGATTATGAGTTTGGCAAGAACTGGGGCGAAATAAAATGAGGATTTATTATGGCTTATCTAAATGCAAACATACCTGTTATTTATGCACAAATTAAAAGAGAATATCTTTATGATCTTAAAAAACATCAAGGCGAAGTTGAAGATTGTATTATCTTTGGTGTGTCATCTATTACAGGCCGTGCGCTCTTGTTCCATGCCATTATGGAAAATGGTGCTGTCTTCTACCGTTTGCCAATCTCTGCGTTCATTCAAAGAGGTTTTAAACCAGAAGAAGTTCCTAGGCGTAGACTTGATGAGCTACAGCTTTGGAATTGTTTCAGTTATTATCCTTCTGTTGTTTCTTGGGATATTTTAGACGGACAATCCGGTAAATACATAGGAAAAGACAAGCGATGGCATAAAGGTGCTTACCTTTTTACAATTGACTTTGCTCATCCAGAGAGTAATATACTTGACACTGATCATTCAGAGATCCCGCACGAACATAAGTGCGCTCATATCATAGCCCTAAATGATGGGAACTATGCAGCACAACCTAATAATAGATGTATATGGGACATTCCTTCTTTTACAGTTAAAGAGGGTGTACCTGATTGGAAAGTGCAAACTTCTGAATGGAATGTTGAAAACACAAGTAAGTGGAAGACGGAAGATACGGACAACTTCTTCTACGAAATTGAGGAGAAAAAAAATGATGATAAAAATTAAAAGATTCTTTAGAAAAATTTCTAATTGGATTGTAGAACAATATAATAAATTCTTACCTAAATAGTTAATGAAGGTAGTTTTAGTATTACTTTTATGCTCCAGTGTAAATACTGTATGCTTACCTCCACTAACTTACCCAACAGAGTTTAAGGATGAGTATACTTGTTTATTAAAAGGCTATACTGAATCTAAAAAATTATTAAAACAAATAGGAAGAGAAAACGTTAATAGCGAAGGTTTATTTTACAAATTTGATTGTATAAAAATTAAACCTGAAGAAGCAGACACATAAAAATGAAAACCCTCGTAATATTATTTACATTATTATTTACTACCCTAGCACATGCAGGAAGCACTCAATCAAATGTGAGTGGCTCTAATACTGCTATTGAAGGTGGATATGAATCTAGCACTACTTATCAATCAGGAAGTAGCTCAAATTCTACAACAACAAATTCAACCACTTCCAATATAAGATCTGCACCACCCTCAGCATATGCCCCAGGAGTAAACTCATCAGGTATTGATGTATGTTCTACGGGAGCTAGTATGGGTATTCAAACATTTGGTTTAGGAGTATCAGGTGGTAAATCTTTTAGAGATGAAAATTGTGAAAGAATTAAACTATCACGACAATTAGATAGTATGGGTATGAAAGTTGCAGCAGTTGCTTTACTTTGCCAAGACGAAAGAGTATTTTTTGCTATGGAACAAGCTGGAACACCATGTCCATTTCAAGGTAAAA